GATCAAGGTTTCATAAGTTATACTTGTAGCCGGCTTCCATGCAAAGAAGTTCGGCCATATAATAGGACGATACCTGTCTTTTGTACGGTCAATAAGATACTGAAGCTTTGCATTAGTACCTATCTCTTTAAGCAAACTCTGTCTTTCCATCTTCTTTTATTCTTTTATCTCATTAAACATTAATCCACTATGCAAAGCGAACCCTTGAGGTAAGGGCTGTTTTAATTGCATCTGTCACTCCATAAGGCAGGTTGCCTTCCAGTACCGTACCACGTACAACAATTGAAATAGCTGTGTTAGCAGCTACTTTGAAACCGTTTTTCAGAATGCCGCTAGCCGTATATTTATAAGCTCCGGCTGAAGCACCTGTTGCTCCGGACTCATAAAGAACATCACCTTCAGTAAGTGTCTCCCCCAGGGTTGTTCCCACTGTCAGCACGTCATAATTGTCATTAGAGTCGTCAATCTCAGTAATGGCGTAAGCTGTGCCACCAACTGTATGACTTATATAATCACCTACCTTAAAAGCATGGCCTTTAGGTACTTGATATTCAACGTCGGTATTTCCTGCACCGGCGTATAGTTTTGCGGTCTTAACCACTTTTGCTACCCTTGTTGAAGGGTTGAAATAAACAAAAGCTCCGGCCTCTATATAACCGCCTGAAGGGAGTTCTGAACTTGTTATAACAGCACCACCTGCAACGTCTTCAAGTACTTTCTGAAAAACGTTGATACTATCGACTCCCTCACTTCTTGAAATCTGTAATCCCATTTATCAATCTTTTTTTCGGGGTTAATAACTAAATTTTCTCAACTGGAACAGACTGTTCTTCAGATAAGGTCTCAGCAAATGAGTCTATTTCTTTATCTGTAACTGTTCCTGGACTTGACTTCAGAACTCCACCGTTTTCAAGTTTTTCGTCTATAATTGACTGTTGAATAGTATTGTACTCTTCAGTTAATTGTTCGACGACTCCTTCAATATCTTCAGCCTTTTCCACGTTTACACGATCAACCCATGACTCAGGAAGCTTAGCTTTTTTAATAGCTTCAGTTGCTAAAGTCTTTAAAGAGCTTACTCTTGTTCCGTCCTGCAATTGCGTTACTGTATTAGTAAGCTTCTCAACCGTTTCGGTAAGCTCTTTAATCCTTTTTTGCTCTTCAGTCATGTTCTCATCTTCTTTGTTCTCCGGGGGCTTTGGCCGTGGGTGTTTTTCTTCGTAAGTCTTAATAGCTTGAGTGACCCTGCGATCAGTTTCACTTTGGATGTGACGGTTGAAGTCATCTTCATAACCGTTCTCTTTGAGAAATTCAGCGAGGCTCTTTTTCTGTGACTCTTTAAATGCTTTCACGGCTGCCTCAATTTCGCTTTCATTCTCAACTGTAATTTTTGAAACTAAGTCCTCTGACAGCCCTTGCTTTTTAAGTTCTGCTTTAATGAGTTCTTCCATTTTTGTCTTTTTATATTATTGTTATTAGTGTACGGCTGGAAAAGATGAACTGTACTGTAAAGCGTTTGTAAGTGCTTTTATAAGTCCTTACTATCTCCCCGGACAATGTTTTTAAATCCCAGTCATTATAGTTTGCGTCTTTAGGGAAATGTATCTCGATTATTTTCTGATCTTTTTTCACAGCCGTTTTAAGGCTTTCTGAGCCTTCGATCATGCCTGAAAGGTTAATACCTTCCGGTGCACGTTCTGTTTTGTCTGACTTAGCCTGAATATCCTTCACGCTTTCGTCAGCATATTCTGTTTTCTTTTCGTTTACTTTTGGCTCAGCCTTATCTTTTGTTGACATTTTAATTCACTTAAAAAAAGAGTGCCACTCCGTTATGGAATGGCACTCATGTTGCTCATACTGTTAATTCCTAATCCTTAAAACAAAAACTATGAAAAAAATACAAAACCTAACCCGTCATCTTTATTCGTTCATTTTTTATTTCGTTTACCGTTTTGCATCGGGGACACTTTATTTCAATATTCATAAGGTTGTACTGTTTGGCTTTGAAAAGAAGCTTGCCGCATTTTTTACACCTTATTTCGCTCATGCCCGATTGCATTGTACATTATACTTTCACGTGCTAAAATATATCCGACCAAATCATTTATCAACAAAAAAGGCCCGGAGTTATTTACCATAAGAGCATAGTTGTTTACAATGCATAAAAACATAAATTATTCTTTTTCGTATATATATTTCCCTTTTTGTCCGGCAAAAGGCTTGTTATGCAATATCTTACCTGTAAGTATGTCTTTTGGAATACCATCAGGAAAAGCTTTGCATGTGCCGTCACGGTTGTTATGCTTGCAGTCGTTACATTGCGGAAACACTAAATGGTTTGAGTCCTGATCTATTAAACGTTCTTTGAACCTCTCCTTACTTGTCTTTGATGCCATGATTATAGTTCCTTTAGTTTTACAGTTATTTTTTTTATCCCGGATTCCACTTTTTCGTCAATGTCTTTTATGATAAATGAGCTACCACAATTTAATAATATTTCATCTTCGCTGCTAATCTGTGACAGGTTACGTATTGGAACGCCGTTTTCAGTATCTATTTCAAACACGACTCTTAATTTCCGTGCACCTGTTGACCTGTCCCAGTCTGCAAACCCTTTAGCTATTCCCTCTCTGGTTGTGGTTGACATAAATCCGGGATCAGTTATAATATTACCCTTTTTCAAATTTGGTAGTAATGCTTTAGCTCCCTTACTTGTTTCATCGAACCATGTCATACCTCTATATACTGTCCCTTTGTACCTGGGAGCGTCTTTATACATTAGCTTTATATTATCAACATGCTTTTTTACCTGTTGAATACGTACTTCTGACCTTCCTACTGTCCAGTTAGGTATTCTAAGTAAGTCGTTAATATCACTATAATGACTTCCGGTGTAACGACTCACACTATCTAAAACAGCTTGAGGGGCTTTATCATAAGACCAGTCATATACAGCGTCGTTCGCTGTTTCATAGTCATCATAAATGTCGTAATCAGGCTTTAATACCTTTGGCTTTGCTGCTTTAGGTAGTTTAAGGTTTACAAGCGTAGGCTCTACGCCTTCTGCCATGCCGGTAAGTGAAGCATTAAACGTGCCTTCGGCCTGAGTAAAGTAATGGCTTTTCGGACTCTTTGCCACTACGTTTGCTAGATAGGTTAAAGCTCTCTTTGGAGCTCCCATGCGATAATATTTAATTGGAGCCGGTTTACCGTCCAACATTTCGATAAACTTTTCCTTTGGCAAAAGGTCTGCGGTAGAGTAGCAGAAACAGTTAGGATGCCAGCCGGAAAACTGAAAACCTTTAGGGTATTTACCTTGCATTTCGTCACATATATCTATCTGAGAGTGTGCTGCAGACAGATGAACGGTTATGCCGGTGACAAAGGGTAGCTGCTTACGCCTTGCTGCATCACTCAGCCTGTATGCCATGTTTGTTTCAGTACGTGTTAATCGTAAGGCGTTCTTATATGAAGAGCGATAGACGCCCTTTACCGGCCTGTATGCCTTCGCTGGTTTACTTAATACAAGGTTACCGTTCTTATCTCTTACCCGCCTGAAAACTTTATCGGGTTCTTTTAAAAGCCCTCTCACGTCCTTTGTTATCGTTTGAGCACTTTTACCGGTGGCTATCCCGTGACCTACGTATGTTTCAAGCTCATCTTTTATGCCGGCTGTACTTCTCCATATACGGTCACTTATTGTAAAGGCGTTCTCTGTGCGGTTAATAAAGGCGTCAAGTGCCGTTGAATTGATCTGAAAAAAGGTCTGCTTAATACCTTCTGTCATCCCGATATTTGCAAGGTACTGATTAGCAAGGTAGTCGTTTTTCCTGTTTGATAATGCCCAGGCCTTAGTCATCTGTGACGTAGTTAAAAGGCTCAGGTCCGAGTTCATTTCTCCTATTATCCTGTTTATCTTGTTCTTTAAAGGTTTGTAATTCTGTATTGAGAAAGAGTCGCCAGCTACAAGTGACCACTTCTGTATTTCCTTGGCAAGCTCTATACTTACCTGATGAATTATTTTTGTGACCTGCTTATCCCCAAAAGCAATATTTTGTAAATGTAGCTTTTCAAAATCCTTTGAAAAATCCATTATCCAACCTATTTACCCTCTTCAACCTGTTTAATCATTGAAATAGGATTAACGCCCCACTCTCCATTTATGCATGGTGTATAAGGTGACGCTTCCCGTATCAACCGTGCCTTAATATTTGTTTCTTTTATGTTTTTAGTTATTACATTCATATACTTCATTTTTACATCATAATCCTTGGAATTCAGGCTTATGAAATAAGCGTCAACTATCTCATAGGACAATAGCTTATGCGGTATTAAAGACTCAAACTGAGCATAGTCGTTATTATGCCGCCAAGTCTTTTGAGTTAACATATAAGCACTAAGCCTATCATCTTTTATTAGATAATCTAATAGCTGACTTAGAGTTTCTTTTGAACCTCTCCTTTTTTTCTTTTTTATGTTTTTATCGCACATTTTGAGATTACTGGATTAGTTAATATTAAGGAATAAAGGTCTCATTAGGGTTTTCACTTTCCCTGTTAAGCTCTTCCATTTCACCTTCAGTATTTTGTACTAAAGGGTTATGCTGAAGAGCTGTTTTTGTTGACATAATTTTTTCACCACCGGTGGCTATGTTCAGCATTTCTATTGTTTCCCGTACTGCTTCCGGAAGGGCGTCCTGGAACTGTATTTCAATGTCAAGCCCGTTAAGCTGCCTGGCACTCTTAACATCAGCCACTTTTGAAACCATTTCTTTAAGCAGGTTTATTCTCCGGGCAAGCCCCTCACCGAAAATTTCCTGCTTGTTTAGACTCTTTAAGGCTGCATCTAAGAACATGAAACGCATAGCAATACCTGACATATTGCCTATGTCTTTAAGGTTGTTAAATGAAATGTCAGGCGTTGATGTTTGCGAATATATAAGGTCTTTAAGTATTTCGTATTCCAGCTTAATAGCTTCCGGGGCGTGATCCCAGGTTAAATAACTGAGATCTCCATACTCTATGCGACCTTCAACATTCTGGCCTTCCAACTGAAACATTTTACCTTGAATCTCTTTCCCCGGAGGATTAGATATTTTACCTTTCACCTTAACTGACGGACTGCCAAAATAGTCGTTAGTATCAGCGTTTTTGCTTATCATATCTTCAAGCCTGTCGATAAGGGTTTGCACGTCCGTCCATTCAGCGGCGTCTTGAGAATAATAGATAACAGGAATTTTACCGACAAGGTTTTGATCTATTGTGAACTGCCAGTCGTCAAGCTTAATAGCTTTGATTATCGTTTTGGCTGTATAGATATCAATAGCTTCGTTCTCTTTTCCTTCGTCGTCCAGTACCTTGTATTTTCTGGCAAATACGTCAAAGTCGCCGTATTTGTCGAAATGAGGTACTAATATGTCCCCATTTTCTCTACTTAAAAGCATTACTTTTATTTTATTCCCTTCTTCCGGAGTCTTAACAACATAGAACAATTCTGCCACATGCGTTTCTATAAATAAACGCCTTGCTAATTGCCTATCATGGTAATTTAATTTGGCAGACCGCCAAATATCTTGAATAATTTTTAACCCGGCAAGCTCTTCATCAAAAGTTTCTGACCGTTTGTCAACAATTAAACGAACAGGTCTGCCAAAGAGAAAAGCAACTGCAAGGTTTGTGATCTTCTTCTGAAAAGAAATCAGCAACTTAGCCTTTTTGACAACCCTTTTGTTGTTTCCTGAACCTATTATTGCATCAGCCCTGTCAGGGTTTTCGAGTACATAATGCAGAAGGTCGTATTCCTTTATGTACTTATCTATGTTTTCATATCGATCCTTGTCTTCCGTTGCATAAGTTTTTACTACGTCGCTCCATTTATCAGCAATGTCTCCCGTTGTCAAACTATTAAGCTTTTCTAAGTTCATCTCTCATCTATTTAAAAAATTCCAAAATCCTCTTTTGTCAGGTATTCGCCTGTATACGGTTGTTCTTCATTTACCCTTGCTTCAGGGTAAAAAGTCATTGACAGGGCGTCAGCTTTATCCGGTGACCGTCCCAGTCTCTTTTTAATATCTTCTTTAGGTTCAAGTATTATTCTGCTATCGGATTGTATCATGTAATGAATTTCGCATAGCTCTTCTTTGAGTTCATCATCAGGAGGAAGCATAAGCTTAATATCTCCGGAAGGGTCAAGGGCGTCACGCAAAGCCCAGTACATATAAGCTCTCATATTAGTAAACTTCCTTACACCGGTTGCATCATACAGCCCCTTAGCGTTCTCTGAGTTTTTACATGAATAAGCATTAAGCACTTTCATTTCACGAAGCCTGGAATAGACGCCCGCACCTTCTCCGATTGTATCTATAAAAGCCTGTCCGCCGTTAAACAGGGCTTGTTTAACCTGCCCGGCTACCTGCATGTGAATAGTATCTTTTGAAGCAACCGGCACAATATGAATGCCTTTAACATAAAATCCATACCTATCAACGATAACTGAATTGTCTGTTCCCATGCCGGCTACATCTACTCCAAGTCTTACCGGAGTACTTTCCCGGAAACCGCCTTTAGTGTACTCTATCCACCTGTCATTAGCTTGCTCAATCCATGCTAAAGGAATAAGACCGCCTGAGTCCTCTTCCGGAAATTCTCCCAATACCTTGACACGGAACAGGTCACCGGGTCTGTAATATTTACCGTTCCACTCAAAGTCAAACTTCGTCGGGTCAACTTCAGAAGGGTGGATCTCCATTGTCCAACCTTTTTTCAGTACTTTCTCATTTACCCAGTCATAGTCAACCTGACCGGGTATAACTATTTTCCGGGCTATAACATTAGGGCTGTCAAGACAGTTAAGCTTGAAAGACTTGTACTGAGGCGACCTTGCGCTCTCGTAGGCTTCACCCTTCAGGTTATTAGGGTTAAACACTATGACAAGCCTTGAGTTGCCCTGTAGGATCCCTTCAATAGCATCAAACGTCTGTTGTTCTATCCCTGACGCTTCTGTTACCACGACCATAAGGTTAGGTGAATGGAAGCCTGACCATGCTTCAGTATTTTTATCATCCGCCTTAAATCCCATCAAATACCAGGTGCGATCTTCTTCAAACCGTATCCCATCTGCCATAAGGCGACCTCCCAGCCCTCCAATTTTCTGAGCGTTCTTATACAGCCTTGCAATCTCCGGAAGCATAATAGCTGTTACCTGACGCCCGGTAGGAGCTGTATTTATTACTTTTGAAGGAATATTAAGAAAAAGAAATGCTACGGAAGCAACC